TCCGGCTCAGCCAGCCAGACATCCTTCAGGTGGCTGGTGCGGATGCCGGTGTGGACGTGGATGGGGACACCGACCGCCCCGGCGCGCAGGCAGAACGACAGATCCTCCCCCATCAGCTGCCCGCCGGTCGTGGGGTTGGCCACCCGGTCATACCAGACCGGCCCGTGGGCCTCCTTGACCCGCTGGAGCACCGACCGATGCACCAGCACACAGGCGGCGCCGGTGCCGGCCACCCGGACCAGGGTGTTCACCGGAAACGAGGCGCGGCCGACGAACCCCCGGGCGCCATCGTCGGTGCCGATCCAGTCGTACAGGGTCGGGGCGGGCTGGCAGCGGTAGCCGCCCATCCCATCGGAGACCATCTCCCGCTGCACGAAGCACAGCGCTCCGACCATCGGCCGGTCGGTGGGGTCGGCGGCGTCCAGCAGCCGCTCCAGGGTGTCGGGCTGGAACCCCATGTCGGTGTCGAGCCACCACAGCCAGTCGGCCTTACTGTCGTCCAAGAACTGGGCGGCGACGCGGTTGCGGGCCTCGGCCAGCGAGTCGGTGCCCTTGCGCATGCCGAGCCAGCCGCCGCGGAACAGCCGCCCGTGGAGGCCAAGGTCGTAGCCCAGCAGCTCCATCAGCGACAGGTGCCAGGAGTGAGCGACCTCGTTCCCGTGCACGTAGGCGACCATCACGGCCGCCGGCTGCTCAGGCATCGGCGTCGGCCGGGACACTGCTGACCTCGATCCCGTCAAGCGTAGTTGCGACCTGTAGCAGCCGCTCATCGCCCCATCGCTCCACGTACATCACGACGACATCGCCCGCGTTGGCGTCGATCACCACCCGCCGGATCGTCTCATCCTCACGCAGCACCCCGGCAGCGACGAGGGCCTGGTAGAACGCTTTGGTCGAGACGACCCGAGACCGGTCACCCATCGGCTCTGGCTGCCTCGACCTGCTGGCGCAGCTCGCCCAGCGGAAGCCAGTCGGCGCCTTCGATGCCGAGCTCGGCGGCCTCGGCCTGGAGCGCGGCCAGCTCCTCGAACGCGGCGTCGGCCTTGTTCGGCACCGGCCGGGCTGAAGCGGGGTCGCGCTCCCCGTAGACCTCGTTGCTGCGGATGACCTCGGGATCCTGCTCGCTCATGCGCCTCTCCTCGTCGGGCGCCGCTCACCCGGCGCCCGGGTCGCCTGCTCCACCGGAGCCGCTGTCGCGGCGGCGGTTCCGCCCTCGAGCGGCGCCGACACCCGCAGGCCGGGGGTCGGGTCGTCGGTGAACAGCTCCGGGTGCGCCTTGACGATCGGGTCGCTGTCGGGCCAGTGGCTCCCCCAGGTGACCTGCACGGGCAGGCCGCCGGGGGCAGACACGGTCGTCGTCGCGGTCGCGTACACGACCCGCATCAGCGGTCGTACCCGAGCGACTTCAGCTCCTTGTCGATCCGCTCGACCTCGGCCTTCCACTTGTCGGCGGCCTCCGGGTCCGACGGGCCGGTGGCTGCGTCGTAGTTGGCCTTGGCGGTCGCCTGGTCGGCCAGGAGCTTCTGCACCGCCGGGTCGCCGGACTCGGCGGGGTTGCCGCCGGCCGCGACCTGCTGGCTGGCCTGGGTCTGGTCGCTGGTGCTGGCCCTGCTGTCCTTGGTGGCCATAGTTGCCTCCTTCGCGCCGGAGGGGGCAAGAAACCACGGGGCCGGGGCGCGAAGTCCGGCCCCGTGGCGATCAGGGAACTCGGTAAGCTCGATTGATGAATCGCTGCCTAACCTGCTGGAACCTCCAGCAGTACTGCACCTGCCCACCCGAGGTCGCCGTCCCAAATGGATGCCCCTACCACTCTGAGCATCCACAGCGGCGCCAGTGGGCCTGCACCTGCACCGGCAGCCCGCTGTTTGAGTGTGATTGCTGCGAGCAACCCACCGTGCCGCGCAAACTGCCCGGGATCGGCTACGTCTGCCCGTTCTGCCTCAGCCACTGGGACGAGGCGTTCGGGTCCTGCCGCTCCAATTCAGCGCGGACCAGCTCGGGGTAGTACTCGACCACCCAGGCAGCAAGGTCTTCGGGGCGCTGGCCGGGTGGCTGCGGGGTCACCCAAAGTTCAAGGTTGCTGGGCCGGTTGTCACCAGGTCGGCCGTTGCGGTGGTGAACGTTCTCGAACGGGTGCAGCGGTCGGCCAAGCAACCGTTCCATGACCAGCCGGTGCACCGCGTACCGCTGCCTGTTGAGGTCGAAGTACTCGTAGCCGGTCGGGTACCGCTTTGCCGCGGCCTCGCCGGCGAGATAGGCGTCAAGCCAGCGGTTCAGGTGGCAAGGACCGCAGTAGCCGTTGGCCTTGGTGTGACGGCCCAGCGCGGCGTTGCAGCAGTCTGGCGTCGCGCACGGCTGCGGCTTAGCGGCGCCGTCATGGTCGCCGTAGAGCTGCCAGCGGCGCAGGTGCGTAGCGCAGTAGCCATGGGCCTGGTGCTTGCGCACGCAACCCGGGACCTGACAGGCGGTGCGTCGCCAAGTGTCCGGCCCGCCGGGGTCGCCATGCGTAGCGATGCGGTGCGCGTGCATCCCGCAGATGCCCTTACTGCGCGGCTTGCGCGTGCAGCCCGGGACTTGGCAGGTGTCCGGCTGCCGCTTGAGCTTTGGGCGGATCGGGGTGAGCGGCTTGCCTTCGTGCTGCTGCTCGTAGTGACGCTGGCAGAGTCCCTTGCAGTAGCTCGGGCGCTCGCAGCCAGTGAACGAGCAGGGGCGTTCCGGCCTATGCTTGGCCACGTCGGGCCACCTCCCTGATAGGTGGTTCCGGCAGGGGCCGGGGAGGTTGCGCTCCCCGGCCTCGCCATTGCTGTCGTGCTGTCCGTGGTCCCTATTATACAGAATCCTACTGGTTCTGTAGCAAACGGAACCCCAGAGTGTTGACCACTCCGCCCCCTATTCTTGCGTAGGCGAACCAGCCGCGCTGGCCGGTGGGCCGGTTGGAGGCGGTGGTGTCGAACAGGTGCGGGACCAGCTCGACGCTCATGCCGCCGCGGCGGGCAATGAGGTAGTTGCGGAAGTCCCCCACCACCAGGAGGTTCGCGGCGCCGGTGGTGCCGGTGAAGTCGGGGAAGTAGGGGGACTCGTACACGGTCTTGCCGAACAGGGTGTCGGCCCACTCGGCCGGCAGGTTCTCGGTGAAGGCGTGGAACACGTTGGCGGAGCCGAACTGGCGGATGCGGTTGTTGACGTCCACGCTCATCATCCAGGAGGCGTTGCGGCGGAACCGCTGCGGCAGCGCCTTCCAGACCTTGTAGACGTCCTCCTGCCCGAACGCGCCGTCGGTGGTCGGGGTGACCTCGACGTTGGTGTCGGCGTCCAGGCCGGTGATGAGCCCCTGCGGCTCACCGGTGCCCGACCCGCGGGAGAACTTGTCGACCAGCAGCTCGTCGTACCCCTCGGCCAGGAGGGCGCTCATCTCCTCGGCGAACCCGGGGTAGTCCTGCCCGACCTCGATCGAGAACGGGATGAACCCCCGGGCCATGTGGACGGTCACCGTCGGCTGGGCGAGCGTCGGGCTGTCGTCGGAGACGGCGGCGGCCTCGGTGTCGAACGACCACGACACCCCGGCCGAGCTGACGCCCTTCCAGATGTTGGTGTTGACCTCGACCGACCGGGCCAGGGTGAGGAACGGGTTCCCGCTGCCCTGGGCGGTGAGGATGATCGAGGGGTCGATCAGCACCGGGATGCCGAACCCGCCGGCGGTGGTGGTGTTCTCCGACATGGCCCGGTATTCCTCGAACTGCCGGATGGCCTGGCGCTCGTCGTCGGTCAGGAGCAGCTGGCCCTGGGGGTGGGTGACCATCTTCATGAACGCCTCGCGGTAGGCGTCGTTCTCGGTCACCAGCAGCCGCCGGGCCATGTCGGGGTCGCGGCGGATGTGCCGCTCGACCTGCGCCTTCTGGTCGGCGCCCAGGTGGGCGGTGGCGGTGCGGTCGCCGTCCAGGAGCCGCAGGGCGCGCTGGCGGACCTCAGCGTTCGGGACGCGCCGCAGGTCACCGGCCGGGTCGTCGAGGCCGTGGCGAATGTTGGTGTACGCCTGCTGCACCTGCTGGGGGCGGCGGCGGAACACCTCAGCGATGGCGCGGTGCTCTTCCAGGCGGCTGACCAGCTTGTCCCGGAGGGCGAGGCCGTAGGCGAACGCCTTGGCCTCGTCGGGGGTCTTGTCGCGCAGCTCGCCCTCGTCGGTCTGGTGGAGGCTGCGGAGGTGGGCGTCGAGGACCTCCAGGAACGCCTGGAGCTCGTCGGGGGTCTTGCCGCGGAGCTCGTCGGGGGTGTCGCCGGTCAGGTTGGCGACGTCCTTGCCGCGGAGCTCGGCCAGGATCTCCACGTCGGTGGACGTGGTCTGCTGCTCGGTCATCTACAGGATGCCTCTCAGGCGAAGCGCGTCATGGTCGCGCTGGGCTGCTGTGGGAACGACCGCCGCCACCTGCTGCTGAGGGTCGGGGTCGGGGTCACCGCCACCCGCACTCCGCGTGCTGGGTCGCCCGGTGAAGTCGGGGGGGAGGCTCGCCGCCCGCAGCGCCGCATCGACGGCGGCGGGGTCGCGGTGGCGAAGCCGCTCATAGAACGAGTCGGTCAGGGACCGGGCCGCCGCGCTGGCCATCTCGGCGGTGGCGTCGGGGTTGGCGGGGAAGGTGACCGGGCCGAACTCCATCACCCGGGCCCGGGTGATGGTCCGCTCGGGCAACCCCTTCGGGTTGTAGTCGCTGGTGTCGGGCTCGTCGTCCCACTTCTCACCCGTGACCCGCATGCGCATGGACGAGCCGTACACGCCGGCCTGAAGGCCGGGAAGCAGGTCGCGGTTGTAGCTGGTGTCGAACAGCGGCACCTGGGCCTCCGGCCCGTCCGGCTCTTCTCGGAGGTCGTTGATGGGGCCCAGCACCTTGTTACCGATCTGGGTGTCGAACCCGTGGTCGAACAGCACCCGCATGCTGTTGCGGTCCTCGCGGATGGTCTGGCGGAACGCGCCGGGGGCCGTCCGCTCCAGGAACGTCCCCTCCCAGAGGGAGTCGACCTCGTACCAGACGTTGAAGCGGGACCAGCGGACCAGCAGCGTCCCCAGCCCGGCCGGGACGTCCTCGTCATGGCGAAGCTCGGGGGTGAGGTCCAGGCCGCGGACGACCGGGAGTTCCAGCGCAGGGTGAAGCACAGCGGTCATCGGGTGCTCCTGGTTAGGCGGCGGGCTGCCGACCGTTGCCGTTGACGGGGGCCGGCTGGCTGCCCGGCGGGTTCAACTGCACCGAGACGAGGCCGGAATGGCGCATCCGGGTGAGGTCCTGGCCGGTGACCGCCGAGACGACGGTGTCCGGGTCGAACCCGGCGTCCACGCCCTGGCGGATGGCTGCCATCTGCATCTGGACGATCTCGGCGGCGTCCTTGGCGTCCTCGCGCAGCAGCGGCACGTCCACGACGTCGAACCACAGCTCAGCGTCCGACGGGACATTGACGAGCGGGGCGAGCGCGGCGGCGACATCCTGGAGGGTCGGATACACCCAGCTATCGGCGAAGATGCGGCGGGCCATGCCGAAGTTGCCGGCGTTCAGGCTGGACCCGGCCAGCCCCTCGGCGATGCCGAGGATAGGGGCGGGCACCCGGGACAGAAACGCGATCCGGGTCTCCCCGGCGCCCTGGGTCGCCTTGAAGTCCAGCTGCTGAAGATCCGACCCAACCACCGTCGCGTCAGCCCCGGCGGTCAGGTACAGGGTGCGGTAGGCGTTGGCGACCCCGGCGTGGCGGGCCTCCAGCATGTCCACGATCTCGTCGAACTGGGTCTTGGTCAGCCGCTCCCCCGCCGGCCCGCTGATCCCCTTCACGACCATGTTCGGGGTGGCGCCGTTGGCGAAGAACGCGATCTTGTGGTCGGTGGCGGCCCGGTCGCCCTGGATCTCCCGCACCGCCGGGGTGACCCACGACCTGCCGATCCCGGCCTGTTCAGGGTCCGGGAGCGGCGACCAGTGGGCGACCTCGTCGGGGAGCAGCGTCCGCGGCGGGTTGCGGGTCTGGCCGAACCCGCCGTTGACGTACACGTAGCCCAGGAGCTCGGCGTCGAGGGCGTGGGCGGGGTCGTCGGGCTCCAGGTTGGACCCGTACATGATCCCGACCCAGTCCGGCCGGAGCACCTGGAGCCGATCGGGGCGCCGGTAGACATAGGCGTTGCCGGCCAGCCCGGCGTGCCATTCCATCCGGGCCAGCAGCTCCCCGGTAGTGCCGTTGCGCCACGGCTGCTCGAGCACCCGTAGCGCCTGGGTGCCGAACGTCCGGCGCGGCGTCCGCGAGCTCGGGGGGTTGCGGAAGGTGAAGCGGGCCTGGGACAGGACCAGGGCGCGGACCATCTCGGCGGCGAACGCCGGAGGGCACCCGCGCAGCGCCGCGGAGTAGCCGGGGAGGCTGGCGCTGATCTCCTGGATGCGCTGGCCGGCGTAGGTCTGGGTCAGCCCGAACGGGTACTGGTGGCCGCCGTAGCCGAACATGCCGCCCTCGACCGCCGGGATCAGGTAGTTCGCCAGCCAGGAGTCGGCTGAATACCGCTGCTCGGTGCGGCTGGCGGCGACCCGGTCAAGGAGCCCGGCCATGCGGACCCCTCAGTTCGGCCCCGTGGGCCTCCTTCCACCCGATCACCACGGCCGCCCAGCAGAACCCGACCGCCAGGCTGGCCTTGCCGGCGAGCCAGCCGAGCAGCCAGAACACCCCGACGACGAGGGTGAGCAGGGTCCGGCCGAGGTGGAAGTCGCGGGCCTCGGCTCGGATCTGGTCGACCGGCACCCGATCGAGGATGGTCGCCAACGTCTCGTCTCCTATCGCCAGGCAGCGAAGAACGGGGTATCGTCGCCGCGGGCGCGGGTCGCGTATCCCCAGCGGGCCAGGGTCACCGCGACCAGCGGGGTGATGTCGACGCTGACGCCCTTGCGGGCCCACAGCCACCGATCGCCCACGTCCCGCTTGAGCGCGCCGGCCAAGGCCACGTTCAGGTCGGTCTGGTCGAGGTGCCGCAGCCACGGCGGGTCGGTCACCTCAAGGTTGGCGCCGGTCGCGTCGTAGAACGCCCCACACGCCCCGGCGATATCGGGGATGCCGGGCTTGGCGACCTCCAGCCCGGCCGCCTCAGCGTCGGGGATCAGCGACCCCGCCGGCCCAGAGGGGGCGATCACGACCGCGCAGGGCCGCCACCGGTTCCGCAGCTCCAGCAGCCTCGGCACCACCCAGGCCGTCCCCGGCCGATGGTCGACCACCTCGACATGATCCAGGCCGTCGCGGCGCTTCCCCGCCGACCCGATCGCCGCCCAGGTGCGGTCCGGGTTCACGTCCACCGCGAACGCCACCGGATCCTGGGCCTGCGAGCGCGGGTCGACCAACCCCATCCAGGCCGCCTTGGGAATGACCAGCCATTCCTCGGGCGTCTCGTCCAACCACTGGTTCAGGTAAGCGCGTCGGAACTCGGCCAGCTCCATCGACTGGTACTCGGTCCGCACCGCTTCCTCGGTCACGGTATGACCCAGGGCCGGCATGCACGCCCACCAGGTCGCCGGATCGGCCGGATCCGCGTCTGCGGGCGCCGACCACTCGAAATAGGCGACCCCGGAGGTGATGCCCTCCTCGACCGTAAGGCGTCCCGCCTCGATCTTGCTCCACAGATAGGGGGACTTGGCCTTGGACTTGCCGGCGGTGGACACGATGTCCAGCTGCGGCTCGGGTCGGGTGATCATGGCCGGGGCCATCGCCTGCTCGACCCGGGCGTCCTCCTGGGCGAACGCCTCGTCGATCACGCCCTCGTCAAGCACATCCCCGTGGCCAGCTTCCTCGGTCGGGGCATCCAGGCCGTGGATCGACCCGTTGCGCCAGCGGATCGCCTCCTGGCCGATCTGGCGACGGACGGTGAACAGCGGCTTGAACGGTGACCGCTCCAGGATAGGCAGGTGCTCGTCCTCCCACTTCTGCCGCGCCTTGATCCTGGTCTGAGCGGTGTAGGTGATCCGCTGCCGCCGGCCGAACGCCTGCGCCCGATGGACCATCTTGGCCAGCGTCAGGGTCGTCTTGCCCGACTGGCGGGGCACCGTGACCACGATCCGCCGGTAGACCAGCAGCCCGGTGTCAGGGTCGGTCTCCAGCGCCACGTCGGCGACGTGCCGCTGCCACGGCATCAGGGGGGTTCCCAGCGCCTCCGCGAACCGGGCGAGCTCGCCGCCCCTTGTCGGCCGGTCCGTCCTCGGCGTCGACCACCGGGGTAAG